AATGAAATACCAAGTAGTTCAAAACCATTTTTTACAATATACGCACAAGGCAATATGCAATCAGCGCCTGTTTATGTATTGCCAGAAGATATGGTTTATTTCAAAAAGCCTGACATAACAAATCCGTATCTAAGAGGCAGAGGCCGAGCGGAAGGAATCGCTGACGAAATTGAGATAGACGAATATCAAAGTAAATATCAAAAAAGGTTTTTCTTTAACGATGCCATTCCTTCAATGGTTATACCAATGCCAGGTGCTGACGAGCTAGCTATTAATAGAGCAGAGGAAAAATGGAATCAAAAGTTTGGAGGATATAACAACAAACACAAAACGGCTTTTGTAAATTGGGAAATGAAAGCACAAATACTAAAAGAAACCAACAAGGATATGGACTTTATAGAAAGCCGCCGCTATTTGCGTGATGTTTCCAACCAACATTTTAGTATACCCCCAGAGTTGATGGGTATTCTGGAAAATAGCAACAGGTCAACGATTGATGCGGCCTATTATATTTATACAAAAAATGTTCTTCGTAAAGAATTGAAATTTATTGACGATACTTTGAACATTCAATTAGTTTCAGAATTTGGGAATAGTATTTTTTTGGAGCATGATAATGTTGTTCCTGAGGATGATGAATTTGAATTGAAAAAAGCTACCGAAGGTTTAAAAAATGGCGGTATAACAGTGGATGAATGGAGACAGGCTAATGGATGGGAGCTATTGCCAAATGGCAAAGGTAAAATACTTTACACGCCACTTAATATGATCCCGACTCCATTAGACGGCAGTGCTGTTACAACTAACTTAGAACCAGTACAACGAGAACCAATAGAAACACAACCGCCAGAAAAGCCTAAAAAAAAAGCACTAACACCCGAAATTAAAAATCAAATGTGGAATGTATTTGACAAGGCCGCCATTAAATATGAGCGGTCTTTTGAATCTGCCGCAAAAAAGTTTTTTCAAGGTCAACAGGAACGAGTAAATAAGTCGATTGAAAAGTCAGTCAAGGCATATGACGAACCACTTGATTGGGAAGAAGAAAACAATTTGTTAAAAGCTTCATTATCTCCTTCGTGGATGGCATCGTTAACAGAAGGCTTTGAAATGGCAAACGCAACTTATTCTTTGAGGCTGTCATTTGATTTATTTAACCCAAAATTCAAAAAGTATATTGAAAAGTATGGATTAGATAAGGCTAAAAACATAAATAATACCACGAAAGACAAGTTAAGAAAGTCATTATCAGAGGGAATCGGAACAGGAGAAGGAATCCCAAAACTTAGAGACAGAATATCAACGATTTACACAGAAGCAAAAACAAGCCGAGCAACATTAATTGCACGTACAGAAACAGTATCAACCGTTAACACAGGAGCATTTGAGACTTATAAAGGCGCAAAATTAGAGCAAAAAGAATGGCTAGCAACGTCAGATACACGCACAAGGGAAACCCACGCATCGATAAATAGAGAGGTTGTTGATATTAACAAACCTTTTTCAAATGGTTTGATGTACCCAGGAGACTCAAGTGGAAGTGCAAGCGAAGTTTGTAACTGCAGATGCACAATTTTACCAGTCATACCAGATTAGGAGGTCACAATATGAAAGATATAGAAAAATCACGAGAAGAAATGCTAAGAAAAGAAATAAATGATATTTATTTATCTAACAAAAATTGGATATACCAACATTGCCAAGTTGTAACATTAAAAACGCAGCAATGTATTAATGGGAGGTGGAATAAAAATGAGTAATATAAATCAATATGCACCAGCTAGTTCAGCGGTATTAAACTCTGCATCAGAAACAGTTTACGAAATTGATTATGTAACAGGAGCAAGAATAACTACAACTAGCGACCATAAGTACATATATCAAGGTAAGTTTTTCCAGTTTGCACAAAAATTAGTTATATCGGCAGGAGCAACATATAACTATGTTTTTACTACGCCCGATGTTGCGGTATCACAAATACATTATAGACCCGCACTAATAACATGTAGCGTTGATAAGCTTGATGTTCAGTTTTATGAAGGTTGTTCCACTGCAGTCGGAACGGTTGTTACAGCTCAAAACAGGAACAGAAACAGCACAGCGGTTTCAACTTTAATAGTTGCTCAAAATGTAACTGTTTCATCGTCTGGAACTTTATTTACTGCATCATATATTCCTGGCAGCACTGGAATTGGTGGGGCAAGGTCTGGCGGTGAATCTGGAGTAGAATACGAATGGGTTTTAAAACCAACTACTAATTATTGTGGAAGGCTGATAAATGGAAGTGTAGCAGATAATACGGTTAACATTATAATTCACTGGTACGAAGAAACTAGAACAGCGTAAAGGATGGCGATGAAATGGATAAAATTAACAAAATATTTAATTTTGAAATTAAACAAATGGGCGAAGAATCTGACAGGACATTGAGATTTGTAGGGAGTGACGAAACGCCAGATCGTGACAATGACATTATGGAAGTAAATGGTTGGAAACTGGATGAATATTTAAAAAATCCAGTTTTTTTATGGGCGCATGATTACGATAAACCGCCTGTAGGGAAAGCAATAAGCGTAATAATTGATGCTGCAACAAAAAAGCTTTTATTTGATATTAAATTTGCTACAGCTGAAGAATACCCATTTGCAGATACTATTTACAAACTTTACAAGGGCGGATATTTGAATGCAACAAGCGTTGGATTTAGAGGAACTAAATTTGAAACAAGAAACGATGAATCTGTAATAAATATGCCAGAGTGGCAACGCGGACGTAGATATAAAGAACAAAACCTTTTGGAATTATCCGCAGTACCTGTACCCAGTAATCCAAATGCATTAATGCAAGCTAAGTCTGCAGGAATAGAAACGGATATCATTGAAAAAGCGGTTAAAAACGCGGAACTCGAAATTGATAACGAGCACCAAACAGTAAAAATTCATAAAGAAAATGGAGATACAAAAGAAGTTACTTTTGATTTTTTGAAATCTCTTAATGATGAATCCATAAAATTTTATGGAGATTGGAAATCTGGTGCAACTCTTTCCACTAAAACAAAAGCCATGCTTGATGAAATCCATGTAGGGCTTGCGGGATGTGGCGATCGATTACGAAAATTTATAGATACCGCTGGGATAATAGAAGATGAATCGCTTAGCATGGCAGAACCCATAATGACAGCAATACGAACAGCGGAAATAACCGAAATGAAACAAGCACTTGAAGAAATAAAATCTCAGGTGCTTTTTTTATATGAAAAATCCCAACCAGTTATTATTGACGCACCCAAGGAAATCAACCTTGATGCTATAGATGCAAAGACTTTGTTACCAACAGAAACCGAACTAAAAATTGAACCAGATATGCTGAAAAAATTAATCTCTGAATCTATTGAAAACACTGTCAAAGCATCAGTACAAGAACATATTAAAAATTTAAAAACAGGAGGTATAAATTTATGAACGAGCAGGAATTAAAAGACATTATAGACTCAACCGTTAAAGCATCAGTTGAATCTACAGTTAAGACATCAATAGATAGTGCAATTGCACCATTGATGGAAACACAAAGAAAGTATGCAGAAGTATTTGACAAGCCATTGCAGGTAGAAGTTAAAAAAGAACCAGAAGCAGGAATTAAATTTGCAAGAATGGCTAAAATGCTTATTCTTTCGAATAATGATCCCGAGAAAGCTTTGAATTACGCTAGCGGTGGACAAAATTCCTCAAAAGGTATTTATCCAGAAGATAAAGACCTACACAAAGAATTAAAAGCTCTATCCGCAACAACTCCTTCCGAGGGCGGTTTTTTAATTCAAGAATCGTATGCTGCCGATGTTATACCACTATTGCTTAGTAAAATCGCAGTGTTTCAGCTTGGGATAAGACGCGTTCCAATGCCAAATGGTAACCTTAATCTACCTAAGTTAACAGGTGGAGCAACTAGTTACTATCAAGGGGAAAATCAGAATGCTACAAAGTCACAACAGACTTTTGGAAACATCAAGATGAGTTCAAAGAAACTTGTTACGCTTGTACCGATTTCTAACGACTTATTGAGAACTAATTCAATAGAAGCTGACAGACTTGTAAGGGATGATATGGTACAACAAATGGCACTCAAAATGGACTATACCGCATTGTATGGATCTGGAACAGATTATACTCCACGCGGCATAGCTTATCAAGCTGGCATATCAACTTCGAGCTCTACAGGTATAATTACAGCCGACAATCCAGCTTCGATGCTTGGCATTTTAATGGCTAATAATAGCCCAATGAACTCTGTTGGATGGGTATTTAATGGTTATATGTGGACTACACTATACAACCTTAAAACTACCACAAATCAGTATATATACAGAGATGAAATGAGCAGAGGTACATTACTTGG